CTTAGTGAATCGAGCGGGTGGAGCCTTGGCTCCACTTCCTCGGCTGGGTTTGTTTACGCAGAACCGACTGCGGGACTAGTCATGACAAGAGAATTTTATATTATGAACGGTGCAACGACACGAAGCGGGTAAACTAAGTAACCTAATGCTGTAGCAAAACCTACCGCGGCGCTGCCAAAGAAGATCTCTGCTCCTAACACTTTGTCGTGGTCTGAACCTGCGATGCGGTGTTCGAATTCATTGATCTTCCGCTGTGATTGCTATGACAAGCGAGTCGGGATGTACGTTTTGATTTTGCCGTCTACCATGTGTGGTGTTGCACGTGTATTGGGTGGCAGAATGGCGTAGAACTTCCCGGTCTGTACTATGTGTAAAGATTTGCCAGTGCGGTTGACAAAGGCCGTATCGTAAGGAAGGCCCTTCTTCAACGCCCGGTCGAAATCTATGGCGAATTTGTCGCCAAACGCCATCGGCATCGCTAAGCTCGTTAAATCTTGACCAGTGACTATTACATCCTCCACTGGTGGCGGAGGTGCTTCAGTCACAGTTGGTTTGTGGGGTTCCACGATGGTGATGGTGTCGGCTGGTGAATCTTTATACGTTAAGACCATAGTATTAGTGTCGCGTTCGTCATGCACGGCTGGTCCACCGTGTTGTTAACTGGGACGCATGTCCTTAGTTTCCAGCACTTTGGCGGCTTGTGTTATTTCTGCCGGTTTGTTAGGTGAAGCGCGAACCGTCATGGGGTAGAACGGTGAAGAAACGGCCGGATTGTATTCAATACAAGCAACGGACTCTAACCTAAATGAAGCGTCAGCGTTGAGCCCTGAGAGCACGATCTGGTATGTCATCCAGTCGTTGTCAAACCAAACAACCCCCGGTGCTGCACCGCTGACTGGGCGTAAGATGCCAGATTGCGTCACAGCTCCAGTGGCTAGGTTTGCTTTACATACTGGAAAGTAGGGCATGTCGTAGGTTGGTTGCAGTTTGAACGTATTTGAACGGTGTTGTGGAACCACAACGAGACCTTGCTCTGGGCGAATGGTAAAAGAGGAACGGGTCATGAAGTTGGGGTTGATGTTCATGTCTGCGTCCACGGCGATTACTCCCGCGGCATATGCGGTGCCTGCAGCACCAGCAAGTGTTGGAGGGGCGAAGGATTGGCCGGTGGGTGCACCGGTCAAAGTGCTCCAACCTATCGGATTTGGTGTTATAGTGATAGAGCCTGAGCATGTGGTGGCGGGGCCTGTGTAAATTAGACGGTAGCCACAGGATATCATGCGAGCTGTGGTTGAAGTGTATGGATCAGCGAAGAGCACGCCAGGTGCTCCAGTTCCTACGTAAGGGCCGGGGATGCATACGGGGTAGTAACTCGAACCTGGTGCATTAGCAACAGGTTGCAGGCTAGTGAGACCAGTTACAGTTACCGTGTCGACGACTATGTTAGTGGTTGAACCAATCATAGCGAGCGCTGGTAATGTGTTGAGGGTCTGTATGACGATGGTCTGTCCTGCTGCTGTTGGGTTGAAGTTATTGACAGCAAAAGTGTCAGTAACGACAAAATTTGAGTTCTTGCCGTCTGGAATAGCTGAACCACCATGACCAGCAAAAGGGTTAGTACGACACACAACATAGTGACCAGGATTGCCCGAAGTGTTCCTCTGGCCACTGTTGAGGGTTTTAATAATAGTGCCAGGCGTTCGAACAACATGCTTGATGAATGGTTGTGTCTTCGGTTTCTTCTTGCTTGCTGTGGGTTTGGGTTTTGCTTTGAGACGTAATGCTCGTGTTGACTTAATAATGTTCATTTTGATGTAAATATATTACGTCGCCCTCGCTCGACTAGAGGGGCGAATTGTCTTGTCATGACTAATGGTGACGTTACATTTTGCTGCGGGTGCCAGTGTAATGGCGCCGGCGTTGTTGTCGCGAGGTGTCAATTTGTTGTTTGGGCACGCCTTGGTTCTTGTTTGGGCTTGGGCGAGCATCAACAGGTTTGGGTGGGTGTAAAATTTGCCCCCCAACTACTGCAGGTACAACGACTTTCACGATTGGTGTCAGTGTTGTAGTGATGTCACTTAGAGCTCGTGCTCGGCGCAATTCCGCTATAAGCTTGTTTGCTTTATCCAAGCTTGTTTCAAGCAGTGCGCACACGTGTTGGCGTGCAAAATCTAGAGCCATGCCAGTGGGCGGTGTCCACCCATCTTTCGCGTTGATCACGTATGGCAATTCATTCTTGATGTAAGGCTCGTACCTTGCAACTTGAACTGTTGGTCCCAGTATGCGGAGAATCGCTTGTGACCACTCGCAAACAATGGGTGTGTTTGGATCAGTGATCAAGTAGGATTCAGCTTTACGGGTAAGGATGTAATTATCTGGGACAGTTTTAGGCGCGCTTGTCAAATGTAGCGAACGAATCCTCCGTGGTACATCACAGATGCTTGCATCCATGGACCAAGGGTCGAGAAAGATTCTACCTAGAAAAGGTACTGGGTGACCGGCCTTTATTTCCTCCACTTTGAGTCTGTATCCCAGTTTATTCGCGACGCGCTCTACGTATTTTGGCTTGGCAATGTTGTTCAAGCCATCGTCACCACCGTACAGTCCTAGCCCAGCCCATGAGTTCTGCATATTGAGACCCATGAGGCGCATGGCTATGTACGACATTAACGCATTCATTATTGTATTGATATAGGAGGTATCGGCGACGCCCGATAATATGGTGGTGCCAGTGTTGTATGTGACGCCAGTCGTTGTCACGGCAAAGGCGTGATCCATGGCGTCGATGAGTTGTAGTAGTTCCTTATGGTGCTCTCGTGGGTACGCTCGGCAGTACAATTTTCGGCGAACACGATCTTTATAGATTCCATGTGTTCCATCATAGAAACTGTAATCCTGATCTCCAAGCGTTAAACAATTTTCGCACAGGTCGCGTAGGCGAGCTGTGATCTCTCTCGGTGTCTTACCAAAAGCATACCATTGGTTAGTTTTGACATGTTCAGCCAAAGGGTAGACGAATGAGGCGAACCGCAACTTATGGTCAGTGGGGACGGTCGAAATGTTGCGTGGGTAATTGACCTTCCCGTACGGTTCCGCCTTTTGAAACGACTTCACTACCATGTGTAGGTAGTGCGAAAAGGGTTTCGCACGTTCAGCCAAAGCTCTCTGCGTGGGCCGATTTTGCAGTGCCTCAACCTGACTCTCCGTCCAAGGTGCGAAAGTTCCTGCTTGATCATCTGGTATTAAAAATTGTAGGAACTCATTGCAGCATTTGTCGTAAAAGGCAGGGATTGGGGCGTTGGGGTTGCGCACAGCTTCGATTCTGCCTTGCACACAAGCGGTGTCATTGTTGTGAGATTTGGCAGGAGCGAATCCGCAAGCATAAATCGGTTGCATTATTTGGCGTAGTGAAGGTTTACCATCTTCAGTAACCAATGGGTGTAATGTTTGGTAGGTATGGTTGTCGAGTAAAGTTGACCGTGGCAGCGTGACAGTTTTCAAGACTGGATGTAGGAATTTAGGGTTCGTCTTGTACAGCTGTATGAACATTGCGGCCGTGACGTCGGCTTTGGGCACTTCATGTGACCGCATTATTCTCTCAACATCACTGATAGAAGGGTCCTTGGCTAAGGCGCAGCGTATCTGGCAGGTCAGCATCACGTCTTCAGGTAGTGTTATACAAACTGGCTGAGAATCCAATGACACTGAAATGTCTACA